TTTAAAACCCCGTTGCAACGTAATCAAATAAACGATCCACCGCTGCGTTGCTGCTATTGTAAAACGTGATCGTGAACCCAGATGCCGACTTGCTAGTTATAGCATAATAATCGCCCGATTGCATATCCCCGACCGAAATTGACACCGCGCCAAGCGATTTGAATGGCGTGGCAAACGTGACCGCCTTTGCACCCGCACCGCTTTGGATATCGTTTGCAGATTGCGTTCTGGTCGGCAGTCTAATTTCTGCGGTCAACTCCGATATGGCCGGTGTTTCTGCGCTATCTGTGCTTGTCAGAACCGCCCTAAAACGCAAAGCCCTTGCTGTATAGGCTCCGACAACAAACTGCCGGTAAGCAGTCCACGTTGGGCTGCCAGCGGGGTCGTCTTGCGTGGTGCTTACAAACAGATCAACGTCAGTTGCACCGCCAGCCGGTGTTCCGGTGTGCTGCGATAGCTGTGTGAATTTTAACGTTGCTGTCGTGTTTGCTGTAAACACCGCACCAAGATCAATATATCCATCAAAATCATATGTGCCACTGCTTGCAATAAAGCCGGAACCAGAACCACCGCCAAACAGGCCGGTTGCATCGTCAAAATTACCGGCAACGCTGTCAAACAAATTGGTCGTATCAATCCGCAAAATGTCATCAATAACTACGCAATCGGTCTTTGTGCCTGTGAAGTCGCTATGCTCCGAAAGACTTGTAACAAGGTTCAAATCATCGATTTGATCGACCAGTGCCACGCTGCTTGCTGCGTTTGCGCTTTGAAAACCAAACTTGTTAACTGCTTTGACAAAATATGTGCCGGTTTTAGCTGGCGTAATAACGGTGTTTGTTGGCCTTGGCACTTTCTTGACAACGGTTTGCGCGTTGTTAAATGTCGCGCCGCTGGTCAATGGCGAATGCCGGATAACGTAATGCGACAAATCTTGATCATTTGATGCTGTCCAGCTTAAATCAGCATTTGCGCCAACAATATTGACGCTGAAATTTGTCACATCAGATGCCGCCGCAGCTTGCCCGACAATCGTATGATTTGCAGTTACCCACGCTGAACGCACGCCCAAGCCATTGATGGCACGCCCGCGCACATTGTAAACCTCGCCAGCTTTGACGTTGATCAAAGTGAAACGGTTGCCAGATGCAATGCCAAGCGATTTATAGATTGTATCTGTGTTTAGCTTTGCTTGCACTTCAAACTGCCGCGCATCAGTTGATGTCGATGCCATATCAACAATCAAAACAGATATTGCTTGCTGATTAAACAGTTCTAAAACGTCAGATGTTGTGACTGTCGGGGCTGTTACTGTGTAAGGGTTCGGCAGTGCCGTATTGTCTTGCACAAATGCAGCTTCTTCAGCCGCCCAGCTATAAACCGCGCTGTTTGTTTCGGTCAATATAACGTCAACGGTCGCTTGACTTTGATCAAAGTTAAGTCGCCAGCTTACAACTTCAAAGACTTTCTGCGTCCAGCCAAGCCGCGAATTTGTGATCATCACAGTGTCGCCAACTTGAAATTTGAACGCGGTCATCTTGAACTTAGCTTTGACGTTAATTTCTTGCCGGTTTTTATATAGGATTTGCTTTGCAATCCGCTGCGCCATTGATGAACTGGTTGTGAACGGCAGATCAAGGTTCAGATAATTACGCTCGCTATTATCTTCAGTTTCAAATGTCGCGCTAGTGACCGGCGGATAGTCTGTCGCTTGCCATTCGGTTTCGCTGCTAACAAACTGACCTTTAACAGCATTAAAGCTGTCACGCTTTGACACAGCGGTTTCGACCATTAAACCACTGGCAAGGTCATCTTCATCCAATGTAACCGTTGGCGTGATATATGCGCCAGCACGCAGCGACCATTTGCCGTTTGAATAGTACAGCGAACCATTCAATGCGGTTAGCATTTGTTCAATGTTTGATCGTGGCGTGTTGCCAGTGTCCACAACACCGTTGAATGTGTATCTTTTTTCTGTGCCGCCACCCGATAAAGTCACGCTTTCATCGCAGATATTTGCCGCTGAAATAAAGCTGGCATCATCTATTTCTGCCGCTGTTGCGCCAAGCCCATAAACATCATCAAGCAAATAATCACGGATAACCAAAGCAGGATTGTCAGACCAAACGGTTGTGGTCGTGCGTGGGTCGTAAATCTTGCGACCTTTAATCAGCGCGGATATGTTTGGCAAACCACTCGCAAAGCTGTCGGGGTGATTATCCAATCTGAAAACAGCATAAGCTTGATCTGTGACCTTATGCGTTGAATTGTTCCAATCACTGCGAAGGCTTAAAAGAAATGGATTAAATTGACCTCCAACGCCCTTTAAAATCGGCTCAATACGGGCTTGACTGACTGTTGCGGTTTCAACTTCATAATATTGTGCCGGTGCAGTTACTTCAAAAATGCCATTGCCATTGCTATCAACAATGGTCAACTCATCATCATTGAAATAAAATTTTGTAAATTCTTCGATTTCGTGCGCTGCAAACACAATAGCCAGCGTCAATTCATCTTGATCATTAGTGTTTTCGGCAGTCGCCATAAAAAAGATATTGCCGCCGGTTCTGACTTGCCCATAAATCAGCTTGCGCGTGTCGTTGGATGATCTGCCAGTAATTGTTCGTGATCCCGAAACGCCACCAGAACCGCCACCACCCAGATTTGGCAGTTTCGGTTTCGGCGCAAGGGCTTGAGCCGCACCGCTTAAAACCAAGCTTGTCACAAAAGCAGATGTGCTAAACCCAAGCGTCAAGCCTGCCGCAATCGTAAATGTCGATCCAGCCGTTACGCCTGCGACCACTGCCGCTGCAACTACCTGTGGCATATCACACCTTCCACGCTTTCTTTGCCGCATCTAACGGCAGGAAAATCAGACCATCTTTGCCCATTGCGGCAACCCTATCACCGACAACCAATGATAACGCATCGCCTAGGGGCGTGTCTATTAGTGCAACATCGCCCCGCTGTGCTTCAGATGGCTTAATTTCGCGCAACCTAGCCCCGACACTGGCTGCAAGATCACCGCCGCCTATCTTTAGCAATGCTTTAACAGAACCCGCTGCGGAGCGATATTGCCCGATGAAATCGTCAAAGCGTGACGATCCGCATATAGCTTTTTCCGCATATAAACAAAACAAGGCGCAATCGGCCTTGCCCCATTCAAACTTTTTGTGCCGCCATTCCTCGATGTGCGCTTGCAACCGATCCGGCCAATCTACTACGCGCCCCATTCTATGGTCGCACCTTGAATTGAATTCACAAATTCAAAGCCCTTATCGTTAGCATCAATGATCTTTTGATCTTCGCTTGTGTACCGCCGCACCCGTGGCCGTTCCAAATCAATCAACCGGCTTTCCGCTGTTAGTGACACGTTGCAAGTTTCGCCTTCTTCGCTAATGCTCATCACATCCATCCGGCCAGAAAACACTTTATAGCTGCTAACAGTGCCGCCGGATATTGTGCCGATGTAAATGTTGGCGATCCTGTTCTTGTAATTTTCAGTCAAGGCCAATGATAAAATGCTGCTACTGATCCCAGAAAGCGACATTGAAACGCCTTTTGCGCCAATCTCGCCAGTTTCTTCTATCGCAGATATGTTGATAATGTCACCGCTGCCGGTGTAGGTATCGCTGCCAATGGTTAAATCGCTGTAACCGTTCCACAGCCGCAACGTGCCACTGTCAAACTCTAATTCAACAGCAAAGAAACCAACAAAGCTGGCATCAGAAAAACCGGATGGAACACCGCTGCGGCTCATAATGCTTCAACCGCTGCAAAGCTGATTGAATAAAAACCAGCGTTGTTGATTGTCCAAACCGCTTCATTATTAGACAACCGAAAAACACCTTTTGCGTTGCTGACCACAACAGTTGCACCGTCTGCCGGTGATGACCGTAAATCCGGCCACAAGTTCAACGTGGCTTCGCCGCTGCCGTTGCTATCAACATCTTCAAGCACTTTGTAAAGCCGCGAAGTTGACGCGCTGCCCAGTTGGATATAATCGCCAGCCTTGAGATATCCAGTTGCAGATGCCGGTAAACCATCAATAGCCAGTTCGTTGCCAGTCTGACTTGCACCATTAACAACCGGCGTGCCAGCCGCAGATGCCGCTGATCCGCGTGGCGTTGCCGCATTTGGATCGCCCAGCAAGAAGCTGCCATATTGACCACGCAACCGCAAAAGAAAGCTGTTCCAATATTCGCTGTCAGAACGCTTTACGG